AGAAGTCTACTGAGGTAATGACTGAGCTAATTACACTGATTCAATTCCTGATAAATGATAAGGAGCAAGATGGCAAAGGGAGTAAGAGCAACCACAAGACAGAAGGTAGCAGGGGCTAAGAACCTAAGCAAGGCTCATGCAACCAGGGTAGGCAGGAGAGGCACTCACTACAAGAAGCAAATGGTATGAACAAAGAAGATGCCTTCAGAGAGCTGGTAGAATCTCCGCGCAAGTTTGTGGAGACTCTATTTACTATTGAGGGCAAGGATACTAAGTCTGTACCTTTCCTGTTTAATGATATACAGAGTAAGGCGTATGAGGAGCAGACTGGTAGAGACATCTGGGTAAAGCCTAGCCAGGTAGGGTTTAGTAGTGGGCAGATTGCAGCCAAGTTAGCCAAGACCATCACTACGCCTGGTACTAATACTGTCCTGATAGCTTATGAGGATTTCATCACCGAGAGGTTGCTGAGTAAGGCTGACTTCTTCTACAACAGCCTATTGAGCTATCGGATACCTAACTTCCCCAAACTCAGGCACAACTCCACCTATGAGAAAACTTATGAGTTCGTAGTAGATGGAGTGGTAAAGAGTAAGAGCAGTATTTACATTTCCAGTGCTAGGAGTTATGTAGCAGGTAGGGCTGAGACTATCCATCATTTGTTATTGGATGAGTTGGCATTCTATTCACCTGGAGCCACTGAGCGTATACTAGAACCTGCAATGGCTAGGGTACCGCCCGATGGAACCATAGACATATTCTCAACCCCCAATGGCAAGAATGAGTTCTATGAAATCTACATGAAGGCTAAAGAGGGTAGGAGCATTGGTAAGTCAATCTTTACTGCTCACTTCTTCCCGTGGTTTGACCATAATGAGTATAGGATAGAGATAGGTGATAAGAGGGTAGAAGCGTATTTGCCGGAGACTAATAGTGAGGAGTTTGACATTACCTCCGACGAGCAACTCTTGATGAACTCTCATAACCTCTCATTCAGCCAGATTAGGTGGCGTAGGTGGATGCAGTTGAGCATGGATTCGCTGAGGAAGCGCGGGGAGACTAGAAACCTATTCAAGCAGGAATTTCCCGAAGATGATGTTAGCTGCTTCTTGACCTCAGGAGATATGTTGTATGATGAGCAGCAGGTAGAGCAGCTGGCTAAGAGTTGCTACCCGGCTCCCACTACATTTAATGCAGCACAGGTCTGGTATCAGCCAGAACCAGGCAAGCAGTATATGGTATGCTGTGACCCTGGTCAGGCCAAGATAACCCAGACAGCAATCAGTGTGATTAGGTTTGACCAAGACAGCCTTGGGAACATTGTGCCAGTACATTGTGCCAGAGATGCAGGGCTATACCCACCAGAGATTGGGGTACAGAAAGCCGTTGCACTCTCTGACCATTATAATAGGGCGCTGATTACCTGGGAGGCAAATGGGCATGGATTGGCGTGGTCAGAGTTACTCAAGCATAGGCGACCTATCTACTACCGCAGAGACATAGTGAGTGGGAAGGTGAGCAGTGAACCTGGCTGGCTGACGACAGGTGGCAGGAATGGAACCAAGGCCTACATGTTCCAGACTGTGGCTAGGTATTTGCATTCAATCAAGACCCATGACATAGAGTTTGTCAGTCAACTACAGAACTTGAGAGTGGAAGGTGATAAAGTGGTAGTGGTAGGGGCAGATGACATTCATGATTCAGTTGCGATTGGCTTGGTTTGTTATCAACCCCCGCAGAGGAAGCGTGGTCTAGTCGGCACATCAGGATATAAATGGTAGGTGAAGCATGGAAACTGTTGACAAAGTACTAGCCAAGTGTACTACTATCAAGGGTGAGTGGGCAGCTAGGAATACTAAGATGATAGCTTGGTATGAATCCCTGAGGCTGGTGGATAAACTAGCGCAGGAAGGTATGGAGACAGTAGTTAATAATGACCCACGCACTGGCTTCAACCTAGCTCGCCATCTGATTACTGGCTCTACCATCGCCCACAGGATTAACATAGACGGCATGTCAGATGAAGAGGTGAGTGCCACTGCCTACCTGGAGCAGTATGTGGATAGGAGCTGGCATGTTACCGAGACCCTCTATAGGCAAAGAGGTAGGAAAGGCTTTTTGGACGAGCTAATCAGCTTCATGTTAGCTACTGGCTGGTATTCAGTGTTCAACATGGTAACAGACGACGAAATAGTGAGGGAGATTTGGAACCCAGCCGACAGCTATCAGAGGTTTGGTGAACTCGGCCTAGATACAGCAGTTCATATATACAGCACTACTGCCAGTTCAGCTATGAGAAAGCTGAGAGCATTGGGGGTAACGCCTAAGTCAGCACTCCCAGCTAATGTTAACTTCTATGACCTCTGGGATTTTGACGACAACGGGCAGGTGTATAACTGCCTGATAGTGGGTAGAGAGTTTGCCATTCCACCAACATCTTACCCTAAGCTACTGAGACTGCCGGTGTTCAGCTCACCAGTAGCAGGTCTGCCTGACAGTGGGAGTTTGGCAACCGGCAAATGGCAGGAGAATATAGGTGAGGCCTTCGTCGCCACTAATGAAGGGGTAAACAACAACTACAACAAGATGCTGAGTTTCCTCCAGCAAATAGCTAGGGATGGAGCGAATCCTAGGTGGTTGGAAAAGAGTAGTGGTGCTGACCCAATACTTAAAGAGCAGGATATGTTTAAGCGTGGTGCGATATTCAGAGGCTCACCTGGTGATACAGTTGAAGCGTTGCCAACACCACCTATTCCAGTTGAGCTGACCCAGACTCTATTCACCTACCAGAACATGATGCAAAGAGGTAGCTTCCCTTGGGCGGTGTATGGCAATATCCAACAGCAAATGAGCGCACTGGCAATGA